AATAATATTAAGTTTTGGATATTGCTTAAAATATTCAATGGCATCATTTTTTGATAATGATTTTTTATATCCATTAATAACACCAAAATCTACTCTGTAAAAATGTATTCTATTTCTCATCCTTCATACCTCGATAAAAATGGGTTAATTACACAATCTATTCTTCCGTGCCATCCTGTTATTTTATTTTTAGATACACAGAGAGTTCGCAGTGTAGCTTCTGAATCAACAATGTTCTGCTGACCAATTCCTATAATCAAATCAGCTTCGGCTGCTTTTCCTGTCTTTGAATTTTCCATCATATCAAAAGACAACATTGTTTGTCCGTGTGCATCGGCAGACGCTTGAGAGACGGCAATGACACAACAATTATTTCGTTTTGCTATTTCTCTTGCCCCCATATAGATGGCACGGAGTTTTTCATCCGTTCTGGCAAAGTTACCTTTTGCAGATACCTTATCCAATTGGTCTATGACCAATATTTCTGGATTATGCTTTTTACAGTATGCATCCACTTGGTCTAAATCCCAATCAACGGTATCCACTATTCGCACATTTGATTTTATTTTATTCCATTCGTGTTTTGCCTTGTCAATATCAACAGCTATTTCCTCTTTTGCCATACCTGTCCAACAATTGATTAGTCTCATCTGTGTACGAATTGCAGGTTCTTCATTAACCAAGGCGTGAACCTTGACGCTCTGAGATGCAAAGCCATTCCGATTTGCGACTAAACTTATCCAAAAGGCAGTCTTACCTGCTTCTGGTCGAGCAAAAACAATCATTAGATTACCCTTGCCTACCCCTTTCACAAGCTTTCGCAAATCTGGTATGTCACCAAATTTATATTGTGTATCAGCATCAATTTCCTTTATCAGCTTACCAATATCATCTGTAACAGCATCCCCGTCTTCTTCCACTTGATTTTCAGCTTCATCAATAAATCCTTGAATGGTATTAAAACTTGCATCACCACCATTATAAATATTTGTTGCTTCAACTGCAATCTTGTGGGCAAGACTACGCTTATACATTGAATCGAGAATGTCATCAGCCACATTTTCATTGGGCATTTTTTCATTCTTTATTTCATCAATCAAATTTAAAAAATTTGTCTTTGCTACCCGTGTCAGTGCAGGATTATACACATCCATATGCAACGAAGACACCTCATCAATATCCAAATCTATATCGGGATATTGGTTATGAGCTTTTTTTATCGTATCATAAAAATTGCCCACCCCGTTTGTAAAAATAGTCCTTTCAACTTTCGACTTATTCTTTACATAAAAGTCCTTCTTCAAAAGAAGGTTCACTAATTGTTTTTCCATATTTTTTCCTTTTTAAAAAGTTATTATTGTGTATTCTTTACTGTAAACTCCTTTCCAACTGCCACAGCCTTTCCTAAAATGGGATGGCTATACCCCTGCTCCACATTTAATTCTGCGTGAGCCTTCCCTATGAGCCATTTTTTAAGATTGGCTTTTGTTATTTTTTCCTCATACCCCACATCAAAGATGGAACTTCTGTATCCTGTTTCAGAGAAAGGCAGTTGGTATTCATCCTTTACCTGCATAGAGTTGTGTTTCCCTTCCTTCTCTATCAGCTTTCTCCTTTTCTCCCATTGCTTCTGAGTAGTTTTTCCCATATCATATTCATATAATTTTTTGTTATGAAATGAGGCATTTATTATATGGGAAGTCCAAAAGTCTTCCCCATCATTATCTTGTAATAAGCTTGGCATCGATACATCCTCCACTATGGCAACAGCAGGAACGCCAAACAGTTTTATTTCCAATCCGTAATTTACAGTTTTTCTAGTCATTATACATCCTTTCTTTTTGCTTTATAATGCACTATTTTATCAGACAACAGGCAAACCAATTTGTCAATTTGAGAATTATCCTCAAAGTATGTTGTCTTTTTCATTGACTTGTTATGCCAATTGAAATCATATTTTTCGTCTATTAATGTTGATAAATTCCACCAAACAATAGTTGAATCTTCATCATCAAATGTATTGATATACAATATCTTTGCCCCATTTGATTTTGAATGTTCAAGGAGCTTGTTAAATTTATATTTTTCCAATATGTAGCCTTGCTTCGCCCATCTGAGATAAGGCATATGGCGATGCTTTAATTCGCCAACAATCTTATTATTATATACATCCCAACTTTCATATTGGTTGTTCCAAGTTAATTTCAAGGGCGATTCCTTAAATATAGGAACATTTTCATTCAGCCATTCCGTGGCTGTTTTTTCGTTTTGTAATACCATTATTTTTTCCTCTTTCTATTTTTTCTAACACGTAGTCCGAGCCTTACCCGTCTTCGATTGCGTCTCTTCTTCGAGCCTACCTTTCTCCTTCCCTTATGTTGTTTTCTTTTCAGTGCGTGCTTACTCATTAATCTCTATGCCCATACCATTCAACATCATTAGCACCATTTTCTTGAATACAGCCATTAAGGTCTATATCACAGTTAGGATAAGAAGGACAACCTAAATGATAAGCATCCTCCTTAACGGATAGAAATGCATCAGTTAAATCAATAATTTTTTTCTTATGTTTTTTTCTTTTTAATATAACTTTGCTCATTGGGCACACGTAGATATTAAAATAAGCAACAACAATATTATAACAATTATTTTAAACATCTTTCCTATGAATGCTAGTCAATGCAACCTCTTTTATTAATCTCTTTATTTCTTTATCAGATAAAAGAAGTTGAATCAAGTATTTTTTTAATAAATATTTAATCATATAATCCTCACAGGAATTGCATTACTATAAACCCGAACCTTTGAGTCCGTTTCTATCCAAACCCTTGCCCCACACGATAATGGCTTATCGGGTGAGTAGACAACAGTAGATGCACCATCAATAGCCACTGTTTGACCATAGATATTTTCCTTGCTTGTCTTTACAGTCAACACAGGCTCATTCAGTCCGTACTTTTTGTTCGACTTGATTTTGTGCTGATTCACGTGTATTCTTTTTAACATATAAAATCTCCCTTATTTGATTAGAATCAAAGTATTTTAAATCATCTTCAAGCATTATTACTTGAACATTATTAACATTATAGCACAGTTTCACACTTAGGTCAAGTGCCTTAACGGTTGCATCCCTGTCAAATGCAATCGGCACTTTATTATATTTTTTAAGGTAGGGAATGTATTCTTCGGGCAATGATGTTCCCAACAATGCAATTCCTGTAATGACATTGGATACAGCACACGCACTTGCACAATCTTCCACCAGAACAGCATCCCTGTGATTGCCACATACAAATGGATTTGATTTTTTTCCATAAACATACCATTTTGGATAGTTATCAGATGTGATGGCACGGCCAATGGCGTTAATCACTTTATTTTGTTCCTTAATCAAGAATACCACCCTGTCCCGCCTAGGGTCATACATTATTTTAGCCAGACCTTTTTGCATCGCATCTAGGCAGTTATTATTCTTTATATAATTCAAGGCACGATTACTGGAATACACCGATGTAAAATAATCGGGCACATTCCATTTTATTTTATTTTCCGATTTCATTTTATTTTGTAACGATAGTTCCTTTGAATTTAAAAATTTTTTTAATTCTTCTGGAGACATATCACGAGATATTTTTCCTTTTGCATTGCAGGATGCACGAAAGCAGTTCCACATTATTTTCCCATCAATATTTTTAAGCGTAAATGTGTTTGGGTGAAAACAAAAAGGGCAGTCAATCCTAACATCCGTATTAGGTTGAACTGCCATTCCATTAATTATCTTCATTTGGTACTTATAATCCATTTTCCCTCAATTCTGTTCTTTTAGGGGGGTACAATCATACCACCCAAGTGCTACAAAGGCTCTGAGAGGCTTCCTAGAGCTTTTTTTTTTCGCACATTTCTGCCATTATACCCCACCCTACGTATAACGGCTTTTCCGACTCCCACTCGATAGAACACTTCCTTTACTACCAGAAAACAGTCTATTATGCATAGGTCAGACCCAGAAGACTATATAGCACGAATTTAATCTTTTGTCAAGACCAAAAAAAACCCCCCACGATTTCTCGTAGGGGGTGTATGAGCCAAGGTCTGGGATTTTATCATATTTATTATTTAGTCGCAGACGGTTTTATTCTAGCGACCCTCTTCATCGGCATC